CACCAAGTCAATTACAACAAACTGGATTTGGTATGGCTGGACAAACAGGTGTTGGACAACAAGCTGTTGGTCAAGGTATTCAAAGTTTACAGGCTGGATTAGGTTCTGCTTATGCTGGACCAAATATTTCTCAATTTTATAATCCATATCAATCATATGTAATTGATGAAATTAACAGACAAGCACAACAACAACAGAATCAATTGTCTTCTCAAGCAGTACAAGCTGGTGCTTTTGGTGGTGGTAGAGAAGGTGTACAAAGAGCAGAATTACAAAGAGCAACTCAATCAAATATTGGACAAGCACAAGCTGCTGGATACCAATCAGCTTTACAGGCAGCTCAACAACAACAAAATTTACAAACACAAACAGGATTAAGTGCTGGACAAGCTTTACTTGGAGCAGGAGCACAACAACAAGCTATGCAACAAGGTGATATACAAAGTTTATTACAAGCTGGAGGAATCCAACAACAATTAGGCCAACAAGCTTTAGAAGCACAAAGACAGACACAATTACAACAAGCTTATGAACCTTATCAAAGAACAGAGTTCTTAAAAAATATAATGACTAATTTACCAACTACGCAAAGTTCTTTAACAGCAACCACGGCTCCTGGATCTAATCCATTGGCTCAAGCAGCAGGGGCTGGTTTAGGTGCATATGCGGCTTATAATATTGCGGGTAAAAAATAATGGATACAGTTTTATCAAGAAAATTATTTCGCGAGAAATACGTACAAGAAATTAAACCACAAAAATTTAATAAAGGTGGAATTGCAACTTTAAAACTTGCAGTAGGAGGAGAAGTATTTACTGAAGGCGAAAAACTTGGATATATGTTAGCACCAGTTGCTGCAAGTTTATTACAAGCAAAACAAAGACAAGGAGAGTCTCAATTAGCTTCTTTATTTGGAGCAGTTGGAGAAGGTGTAGCACAAGTTCCGGCAGTTGCATTAAATATTAAAAAATTAGAATTGGCTGGTCAAAAAGAATCTAAAGGTGTTAATATGTTTATGAGTCCAGAACAAGTAGCAGCAGCTAATTTACCAGCTGGAACTGTTGCTCAATATAATACTGAAACTGGAGCTGTAAATGTAATTAATAAACCTAGTGAAGAATCTCAAAAAACAGCAAGAGAAGCTATTGGAAATATAAATTTAGTTAATCGTATAGCAGATCAATATGTTGCTTTAAATAAACCAGTTGGTCCATTTGTTTTAGATCCAGATAGACTTAAAGGTGTTGCTGGAGAATTTTTAGGAACAGATTATGGTAAACAATATGCTGGATTTAAATCTAATCTAGGAACACTACAAGCTTTCTTACAAAAACAAATTTCAGGTGCAACATTATCTGAACAAGAAGTAAAAAGATTACAAGGATTAATACCACAACTTGGAGATACAGAAGCTGAATTTGAAGGAAAAATAATACAATTAAAAAGTTATTTAAATGATATTAAAGAATTACAAAAAACAAATCCAGAAGTAACACCTTCAAGAGGTATGGAAATTATAGAAAAAACTAAAGGTGGTGTTTCTGCTTATGCTCCTCAATATCAAACTGGAGCTAAAAGCTATAGAATTAAAGGAAACTCACTAGAAGAGATAAAATAATGGGCATCATAAACGTTGAGGGTTTAGGAGCAGTCCAAATTGAAGGTGATGTTCCTACATACGAAGAACAAGAAATAATAAAACAAAATTATAATAAAATACAAGAAGATCAAGCTGCTGGAAAAAGAGCAGAAGATGCTGCTAATTCTTTTTTTACTCCACAAAATTTAGCAAGATTTGGTATTGAATTAGGACTTGGTGTAGCTGGTTCTATTGCAACTGGTGGATTAGCATTACCTGCATTAGCATTAAGAGGTGGTATGTTAGCTAGACCGTTTCTTACACAATTAGCTTTTAGTTCATTGGGTTCAGCTGCTGGTTCTGGATTAGGTGCTGGCGCTGCTCAAGTAATAGATCCAAAAGATGATGTAGTTAGAGAAGTCATGAGAGGTGCTATGGAAGGTGCTGTTGGAGAAGCTATCGGCGGACCTTTAGCAATCAAAGGTGGACAATATCTTACTAAATATTTAGGTAATAAAACTCCACAACAATTTGCAAAAGGCATAGATGAAGCTGGACAAGCAGAAGCTGCATTAGAAGTAAGAGGAAAAAGATTAGTAGAACCAATTGCAGGTGCAGTTGAAGCAGAGACTGCAATATCAAAACAAGCAGATGAAATTTTAGCAGATCCAATTAAATATGCTACAAAAGGATTAGAAAAAGGTTCTCAAGAATATAATATAGCAATTAAAGATACTGTTCCAAAATTAATTAAAGCTGCAAATGAAGCTAAAAAAGGATTAACTTTAGGAGTTAAAGCAGATAACAGAGCATTAGATGTTATTGAAAATATAGGTGAAAAATCATTAATTGGTAGTGGTCCATTAGTTGAAAGAAAAGGAGCTTTAAGATTAGTTTCTAATACAGCCGTTGATGATATGGTTGATTTATTTTCAAAAGGATTAGAAAAAGATGATGTTGGAAATGTATTTTTTTCTACATTAAGTAAATCAGATGATTTATTTAAAGTAGCTTCTAAAAAATATTACCAAGCAGTAGATAATGCAGTATCTGGAGCTGGATTAGAAAAAACTAAATTAGTTCCAATGAAAAATATTAAGACAGAAGCATTAACACAAAAAAATCAATTTGGTTTAAAAAATTCAACATTTAATACAATTGAAAAAGAAATACAAAATAAAGCGCCTTATTTAACATTTACAGCAGCAAATGATTTAAGAGGATCATTATTATCTGCAGCAAGAAAAGCTAAAATATCTGGAGACGGTGAACTTTATGGCGCTCTTAATAAAATTAGAGAAGCAGTTGACGGTACTTTAGAAAGTAAAACATTAGCTATACCAGATAGTTTAAGAGAAGCTTTAAATAAAGCAAATACATTTTATAGAGAAGGAAAAGATGTATTTAATAAAGGAATGGTAAGAAACATATTAAAAACTAAACCAGAAGCTATTGATGGAATATTTGATTCTATAGTTAAAGCTGGAGATAAACCAACAGTTGTTGCTAAAACAATAAAAGAAATTGATGCTTTAACACAATTAAAAGATCCCGCTGGAAAAGCTGTTCTTTCGTCTGCACAAGCAAATACATTAAAAGATACACTTAAAGGACAATTTTTAAAAAATTTAGCTGGTGCTGCTACAGAAATAGACCCACTTTATGGTTCCTTATATTCAGCAGATAAATTTGCAAAGTATTTAAAAAATTTTAGATTAACAAAAGATAAAATATTTACAAAAGAAGAATTAAAATCTTTAGATGGAGTACAAAAACAATTAGCTTTTGCTCAAGGAGCTTTATCAAGAGGAGCTACGCCAGGAGGTGTATTTATTCAATTAAAACAAGCTGGAGCTGCTGGTGCATTATTAGGGTTTGGAGGACCGGGATTATTAGCCGGTGGTTTAACAGGTGCTGCAGGCGCTATTTTATTAGGACCATTAGTTTTAAATAAAATGTTATTAAATCCAAAAATTAGTTCTTTATTATTTAAAGAATATGGTAAAAAAGAATTAGGTAAAATGACACCAAGTAAAGCAGGTGTATTATATAGAGAATTACTTGGAAGAATGGCTGATGAAAATATTATTAATGGTGATCAATTATTGTATCATACTGAACAATCTAAAAAAACAGAAGATGCTTTAAATAAAGCTGGAGTAAAAACATCAAAAGATTTAAGAATTGCACCTACTAAACCAACGTCTAGCATAACGAATATGGCACCAGTTAAAACACAAGTGACACAACCAAAAGGTGGAAATATATTAAATATTCAACCTCAATCAAAATCTAGGCCATTACCAGTAGCTCCACAAACTGCACCAAAACCAGTTTCTGGTGGTATAACTAATATTCCTCAAGAACGTATACAGGAATATACTAATTTGTTTGGTAGACTATGAAAAGAATAATAAAATCACGATTAGAAGAACACATGGTAGATTTATATAGTAGAGTAGATAATCTTAAAAAAGATATATCAGTAATTAAAAACAATCATCTTAAGCATATGAGTTGTGCTATTTATAAAATAGAAAAGAAAGTAGATAAAATTCTTTGGAGCATGATTGGTGGTATGGGAGCATTAATCCTTACTTTAATTGCAATAGCTTTTAAGTTAATTAAATAATCATTGACCATTTATAATAGTTAATTTAATAAGTCGTATGAAACTTATTAGACAAGATACTAGTTTTATTGTCACAGATTTTAAAAGAATTGATAAATACCAATATACTAAATATTCAAGGGACGATGACCACGGCCCACGGACCTATCTTGTTGGGGAAAAGAAAGTTCCATCAGTTACTACAATATTGTCAAAAACAGCTTCAAAAGAGAAACAAGCTTCATTAGATGCTTGGAGAGAAAGAGTAGGCTATCAACAAGCACAGGCTATAACCTCTCAGGCTGCTTCTAGAGGCACTGAAATGCATTATGTGCTAGAGAACTACATGAATGGCGTAGGATACCTTAATTTAAGCTCTAAGGGGGCAGAATCACGTATTATGGCACACAAGATAATAGAAAATTTAGAACCTTTAAAGATTATATATGGAAATGAAGTTAGTCTTGCATATGATGATCAATGGGCAGGGTCTACAGATCTTGTGGGTAACTTTGATGGTAAAGATACTATTATAGATTTTAAACAAGCAAATAAACCAAAAAGAGAAGATTGGATAGAAGATTATTTTTATCAAATCGCTGCTTACTCTCTTGCTCATAAAAAGAACTATGGAAATATAGAACAAGGTTTGATTTGCATTTGTACTAAAGATGGATTCTATCAACAATTTAAAATGGATCAGAAAAAACTTTTAGAATATGAAAGCAAGTGGTTTGACAGAGTTCAAAAATATAATACAATGTCAGTCAATGGATAATAAATTACTTGTTCATAAACATTTAATTGTTCGTGCTGAAGTCTATCGACCACCGATGGACGAGGAGTTTCTTAGGCGTTGGTTAAACGAATTCATTACACAAATTGGAATGAAAGTAATGATGGGTCCATATGTCCAATATTCTAATATGGTTGGCAATCGTGGTATCACTGGTGCAGCTATTATAGAAACATCACACATTGTAATGCACGTTTGGGACGAAGTTCATCCAGCATTAATGCAATTTGATGTTTACTCTTGTGGAGAATTTAATCCAGAAACTATTTGTAATAAAATTGAAGAAGATTTTATAGTTCATAAAATAGAATATAAATTTATTGATAGAGAACACGATTTAAAAGAATTAAATTACAATAAAGTCTTGAAATCCAATAATTAATCATTATATAATATATAAGACTGCACCATAGGGGTGGGTCAATTAACTTGCTTTAACAAAAGGAGATAATTATGACAAACTTAGAAGTTTTCAATAATTTAAATAAGCAACTATTTAACGGATCAACAAAGTTTTTTGATGATGCGTTTGAAAATATTTTTGACACGTGGTCAAAGGTACAGGCATTTCCATTTTATAATGTAGTAAAATACGATAAAAATAAATATGGTATAGAAATGGGATTAGCTGGATATAATAAACAAGATATTATTCTTCAGGTAAAAGACGGTATTTTAACTGTTCAAGGTAAAATAGCTGATCACAACGTTGAGTATATTCAAAAAGGTTTAGCGCTTAGAAAGTTTTCTAAACAATTTGAATTAGCTAAAGATGTAATCATTGAAGAAGCTGAAATGAAAGACGGTTTATTAAAAATTAAATTAGGTCTTAATGAACCAAAAGAAGTTGAAGGTATTAAAATAGAAGTAAAATAATGATCCCATATAATGATTCTGAATGGGATTTTATTTCTTAATTAAATTTGGGCCACCACATGTGGCCCAAATCACAAGACATTATTTAATATAATTAATATCAGTATTTATATTAAAGTCAAATAAAAGTTATAACCAATTGTTGATAACTTCGCCTAATGTTTCTGCGGATATTTTAATTTTATTTTTTAAAGCGGCTATAATTAATTCATCAATAGTTTTTTCAGCAACTAGATCTATATATAAAACATTTTTAGTTTGACCTATTCTATGCGCTCTATCTTCTGATTGTTGTCTAACTTCTAGATTATAATTATTACTAAAATAAACTACATAGGAAGCTTTAGTTAAAGTTAAACCATAACCTCCTGTACTTGGATTGCCTATAAAAAATCTACATTTATCATCTTCTTGAAAACGTCTCACAGCTTCTTGTCTTTTTTCTGGTGTAATTTCTCCGTATATACTTACAGTACTATCAGAACCATATGCTTTTTTTAATGTAGTAACAATAGATTCTATATTGTGCACATAATTAGCCCATATAATAAATTTACCCTCAGCTTCATCTATTATATCTATCAATTCTTTTAATTTTGGACAATTTTCAAATACAGTTATTTCTTGATTATCCATTTTAACAAAACCATTACATACTTGATGTAATCTTAATATCTCTGTTAATTTATTAGTAAAGCTAACTTCTGAATCTTTTAAGATAACAAAAGCAGCTTTCTTTAATCTATTGTAAACTTCTTGTTGTTGTTTACCTAATTGTATATTTCTTCGTTGATATATTTTTTCTGGTAAATCTAAACAATCTTCTTTTTTAACTCTAAATGAAAATGTTTTAAGTTTATTTTCTAATTCATCTAAATTAGTATAATATTGTGGTATTTCTATTGCTCTACCACCCATATCTATTAATCTCATTACTGCATATCTATTTCTAAATGTAAGAAATGAAGTAAACCCTAACAATGATTTATCTAAGAAGGCACATTGACTATATAAGTCTAATGGAGATTTAGTTACAGGAGATCCTGTAAGTATTCTTTTATATTTAGCATCTAAACCAAGTTTGATTAAATTTTTAGTTCTTTTAGCACTTTTATTTTTAATAGTTGTAGATTCATCAATAATCATCATTAAATTATTTTTAGTTGGTTTAATTATCTTTTCTAATGTTTCTACACCACTTGGATGACTTAATGCTTCTACATTAATTAAAAAGAAATTAAGTTTTTGATATTGATAATCAAATTTATCATGTTCTTTATGTATTGTTATTGTATGTTCTACTGAACAATGTGTAGTTATTTCTTTTTCCCAGTTACGATAAACAGAATTAGGGGCTATTACTATTACTGTATTTATTTCATTTATTGTATGTAAATATGCAGAATTATCAATGGCTACTTTAGTTTTTCCAGTACCCATTTCCATGAAATATGCAAAATTTTTTGCTTTTGCACCTTTCTTTAAAGCTTCTCTTTGATGTTCAAAGGGCTTAGTCTTATATTCAAATTGTTTCGTCATTCGTGTTTCTATACTTAAAAAAGTATTATCAATATTTTTACATTTTTTGCTTTACATTGTCAAATAAATAAATATAAGCATATTTATAGGAGGTCTTTATGGACTTAGAACGCGAATCAACCAAAATAAGAGTTGATACAAATATGGCAAAAGATATAGCCGTAAAGTGTAATGAGCTAATAGATCTTCAGAATGAAATAAAAACGATTGAAGAAAAACTAAACAAAGTTAAAGAACAAGAAAAATTTCTTTCTGAACACGCTATCCCTAGCTTGATGCAATCATCGGGTATATCAATGATTAAGCTGGAAGATGGGACTGAAGTAAAAGTTAGTCCTTACTACTATGCTAAAATTTCTGAAGATAAAAAAGAAGCTGCATTTACTTGGCTTCGTGAAAATGGCTTTGGAGATTTAATTAAAAATAATATATCACTAGACTTTGGAATGAATGAGGATTCTGAAGCGAATAATGTTGTTGCACAATTGAAAGCAAAAGGCTATAATGTTTTTCAATCTACGACAGTACATTCTAGTACTCTAAAAGCTTTCGTTAAAGAACAAATAACTGAAGGCAAAGGATTACCAGAAGACTTATTCGGGATATATACAGCGAGCAAAACAAAACTAACTACGAAGGAGTAACAATGGCAAACGCACAAGTAAAACCTGCTTCAGTAAAAACTGAAGTAGTTGTAAAAAAAGAAGCACCACTACCAAGTACAATTGATCTAGAAGCATCAGCTGGACAAGGTTCAGAGTATGTCACAGCACGTGATACTAAACTACCAATCTTAAAAATACTATATGCAAGTTCAGAAGTATTAGATGAAAGTAGTGGAAAATACATCGCAACTGCAAAGCAGGGCGATATTTATAATGAAACAACAGGAAATTTGTATAAAGGTAAAGACGGAATTATTGTAGTTCCTTGTCTATACATTAATACATTTAATGAATGGAAAGACAGAGGCGATAGCAAAGGTCGTCCAGTAGGTATCCATTTAGATCCTGCTGTTATGAGAGATACAAAAAGAGGAGAAGATAATAAAGATAGATTACCTAATGGTAATTATATTGAAGATACTGGTAATCATTTCGTTTACATATTGGATAAAAATTATACTCCAATTGAAACAGCTTTGATTGCTATGAAATCTACTCAAAAGAAAAAATCTAAAACTTGGAATTCTATGATGCAAAGTAGAAGACTACAAGGTTCTAAAGGTTTCTTTTGTCCTCCATCTTGGGCAACAGCTTACAAATTAACAACAACTAAAGAATCTAATTCTGGAAACAGTTGGTTCGGTTGGGTAGTTGAATTTAACAAATACTTAAACGATCCTCAGTATGCCAAGTTATTAGAGATGACTAAAGCGTTTTACGAAAGTGCTATTAAGTCGGATATCTTTGGTAAAGTTGATTTCGGTAAAGAGGAAACACAACAGATTAAAGGCAATACAGAATCAGTTCCGTTTTAAATTATGTACAAGCAATTAGCGGAACTATTTGCTGGAAATAATACCCAATACATCCAAGCCACTCTAACGGGTGGCAAGGATGAAAGGGGAAAAAGAAAAGCAGATTACCTTACCATTCATAAACCACTAACAGAAGAAATATGGAAAGACCATATTGACGGTAAAATTGTTATTGGTCTTAAACCAGAAAGAGACGATAAAGCTATCTGGGGCTGTATAGATATTGATCCAAAAAACTATCAAGATTATTCATCAAAGAAATATGTAGATATAATTACAAATTCAAAACTACCATTAATACCAGTATTATCTAAATCTGGTGGATTACATTTATTTTTATTTTTAAAAGACTGGGCTAAAGTAGAAGATATTAGAAAAGTTTTAGATAAATGGAACACATTATATTTTCTTTCTAATGAAGTGTTTCCAATGAACAAAGCTGTTGGTATGCCATATACCAATGCTGAATTAACTTCTGAATATGCAATAGCAGAAAATGGTATGGGAATTAATCTTCAATCTTTTATTGTATTAGCAAATAAAAAGAAAATGAATATTCAGGAATTAAATAATTTTGAAACACCAACATATGAACCAGAATCACAATGGTCTAATTATCCTCCTTGTGTACAAAAATTAATACAAGAAAAATGGTCAGGTAATAATAGAAATAATTTTTTATTTAATGTGCTTACACTTGAGACTAAAAAGAATCCTTTAATAACTTTGGAAGATTTAGTTAGAATAGGTAAGAATAGAAATAGAGAAATATTTACTAATCCATTAGATGACAGAGAAGTAGAAAATACAGCAAAGTCTGTTAAAAAAGGTGGGTACTTTTATTTATGTCCAAGTAAACATCCAGAACTATCACCTATATGTAATAAAGAATTATGTATGACAAGATCTTTAGGTATACAAGCTGAAGTACCACAGATCATAGATGAATTTAAAAACCCTATGAAGTCTTTTGACTTAAAAACAACTTATTATGAATTTGATTATGACAATCAACATATTGTTATGCAACCAGAAAATATGATTGATGAGAAGGCTTGGAGATTAAAATTAATGAGGCATGGAATATTTTGGAAAACATTACCTAAATCTAAAGCTAATCCAAATCCATATGAAGTAATGTTATCAGCATTGATGAAAAGATTTGTAGAAAATGAACATTTTAATTATGCGGATATTGTTGAAGATGAAAGATACCAAACATTAAAAGATTTCTTTGAAGATAAAATAGAACAAGATGACTTTGATAAATTAAAAGATGGCTATATCGTATTAGATTCTAAAACAAACATTTGTTATTTTACTAGAGCAACAATAGATAAATGGCTTAAAGATAAAAAGAGCAAAGTATTTAATTCTACAATAGATGCATTACGTTTATTAAATTGTACTAGATTAGAATATCATAAGGGAGTTAAAAATGTTTGGAATACTCTTATGCCTAAGTTTATTAATCATCAATCAATAAAAAAGAGCAACGGAAAAACTAACAATGTAAGTGAAATGGACGATGACTACCATACAGGAAAATTTAGAACTCCAGAAGTTAAAACAAATATACAAAAAGACAGTTAAGATATTTGGACCACCGGGAACTGGAAAGACATATACTTTAATTGAGAAAGTATTAAAAGGACATATTAAAAGAGGAACTGATCCTAATAATATTGCTTTTATATCTTTTACAAATAAAGCTGTTAATACTGCAAAAGATAGAACTCTTGCTGCATTTCCGCAATATACAGAAAAAGATTTTTCTAGATTTAAAACATTACATAAGTATTGCAGAAGATATTTTGAAGAAGAAATATTTGATATTAAAAATTGTTTAATTGATTTTGCATTAGAAGAAAAATTTATAAAACATTCGGACAATAGATTAGAAGATGATGACTTTGTTTATAAAGATTGGTCATTAGGTATATATGATAAATCAAGAAACATGATGAAAGACCCTGTGTCAGTTTATAAAATGGAATCTTACAAAAAAGATAACATAGATGTGTTTCAAAGAAAAATATCTACTTATGAACATTATAAACTTAATGGAAGAGAAAGACCTTTAATTGATTTCACAGATATGATTGAAAGAGCTATTAATGAAATAACCTTTCCTCCATTAGATATTTTAATATTAGATGAAGCTCAAGATTTTACACCATTACAATGGTCAGTTATTTATAAAATTGTAGATAATGTTAAACGTATTTATTTAGCAGGAGATGATGATCAAGCTATCTATAAATGGAATGGATCAGATCCAAAGTATTTTACTACATATTTTCCAGGCCGAAAAGTCGTATTACATAAAACAAGAAGATTTAATCAAGCTATATATGATTTCTCTCAAATAGTTCGTAGAGGAATATTAGATAGCGTAGAGAAAGACTTTGAAACAATTAATAAAGAACAGGGTTATGTAAAACGTTATATGGGTTTTATGGAAATACCATTTAATGAATTAGACGGTACTTGGTATATCTTGGGTAGAGTTACTAAAGTTGTTAATGAATTAAGAATGGGTGCTAAAGCCGCAGGATTATATTTTGAAGATAGTAAAGAAACTAAATCATTTGATCAAAAACAATGGAATGCAATTAAAGCATGGACTGCAATATCAAAAGGTAAATCTATTGATAAAAAGAATGCAGAAAACATGTATAAATTTATAAGAGAGATTGATAACTCTAATTACAGAGATGAAAAGTTTTGGATAGATCAACCAGATTTTACTACATATGATTTTAAACAATTAAAAGAATGGTGTGGATTAACATTAGATGACGAAAGCCAAACAAAAGAATGGTGGTGGGTATTAAGAAGAAACTTTAGTTCTAAACAAAAAATTTACTTCATAAGATTATTAAAGAGATATGGGCAAGAACAATTGGACAAAAGACCACAAATCATTATAGATACTATTCATTCTGTTAAAGGTGGAGAAGCTGATCATGTAATTGTATCAGCTAAAAATGACTATGCCTCTGATTTTAATAGAAAGAACAAGCAAGACAAAATAGACGAACTAAAAGTTTATTATACAGGGTTCACTAGAGCAAAGAAAACATTACATTTGCTTTCAAGTGATAATCAATATAACTATCCTGTTGGTAAAGATTATTTAGTTTACTTACAGGAGAAGAAATGAGTAATAAAGCATTTTTTAAACAAGTTGGTGGTGCACACTATAAGAAGTATGACATACAACCATCTCAGTTCATTAATAAAAACAAAATATTGTTTGCAGAGGGTAATGCAATCAAGTATATATGTCGTCATCAAGATAAAGGAAAGAAACAAGATTTGTTAAAAGCAATACATTATATAGAGATGATTATAGAAAGGGACTACAATGAATAAAATCAGAGAAAAAATATTAAAGTTTACAGATAAAATTACTTCATGGCATGAAAAAATATTCATGTATGTTGCTAAAAAATCTAAAACATCGTTGTGGTTTACAGCATTATTACTTTTTATTTGTATTTATGAAATAGTAGAACATTTTGTTATACCAATGATTTTATTATATTGGGGTTTAAAATAATGACTAGTTTACAATTATCAATGACGTTTAAAAAAAGTATTTGGTCTTGTCCTAATGAATATAAAGATTTATCCGGTTATCCAGAAATTGCAATAGATTTGGAAACAAGAGATGAGGGTATCAATAAAGGATTAGGTGCTGGTTGGGCAACTAATAATGGAGAAGTAATTGGTTTTGCAGTAGCAGTAGATGGTTGGCAAGGCTATTACCCATTTAATCATTTTGGTGGTGGTAATATGATACCAGAACAAGTTCTAAAATATATTAGAACTGTTTGTGCATTACCTAATAAAAAGATATTTCATAATGCTCAATACGATTTAGGTTGGCTAAATGCTATGGGTATGGTTGTTAACGGAGAGATTATTGATACGATGGTGGCTGCGGCTATTATAGATGAAAATAGATGGTCTTATTCATTAAATAACTTAGCTAGAGATTACTTAGGCGAGATTAAAGCTGAAACTGATTTAAATGAAGCAGCTAAAGATCATGGCATTGATCCTAAAGCTGAGATGTGGAAATTACCAGCAGAGCATGTTGGTTTTTACGCGGAACAAGACGCACGGCTCACGTACCTATTATGGCAAAGATTTAAACATGAAATCGTAACTCAAAACCTAACTACAATATGGGAATTAGAATCTAAATTACTTCCAATATTAATTAAAATGAGACAAAGGGGTGTTAGAGTTGATGTTGATAAAGCAAATAAATTAACTTTAGAGTTTGCGGCACAAGAAAAAATATTACTACAAAAGATTAACAAGTTAGTTGGTAAAGATGTAGATATCTGGGCAGCAAGACAAATAGGAGAAGCATTTGATAAGTTAAAGATTGAATATCCTAGAACTGAAAAAACAGGAGAACCATCATTTACACAAAATTGGTTACATAATTCTAAACATCAAATCTCTCAATTAATTGTACAAGCAAGAGAAATTAATAAATTTCATAACACATTCCTTGCCGGTATTTTAAAGTATGAGCATAAGGGAAGAGTTCATGCAGAGATTAATCAATTAAGATCAGATTCAGGCGGAACTGTATCTGGAAGATTATCTATGTCTAACCCTAATTTACAACAACTTCCTGCACGTAATAAAGAATTTGGGCCAAAGATTAGAGGTCTGTTCTTACCAGAAGAAGATCATAAATGGGGTTCATTTGATTATTCACAACAAGAACCAAGAATGGTTGTTCATTACGCGGCATCTATTGGCGAAGGTTATGAGGGTTCACAAGAACTTGTTAGAGCGTATGCTAATGCTTCAGCAGACTTTCACCAAACAATTGCAGAATTGGTTGGTATAGAAAGATCTCAAGCTAAAACTATCGGACTTGGATTAATGTATGGTATGGGAAAAAATAAATTGGCCAACTCTTTAGGATTATCAAAAGAAGAAGCAGAAGTATTAATATCAAAATATAATCGTAAAGTTCCATTTGTAAAACTATTATCCGATAGATGTATGAAAAAAGCAAATGATGAGGGTGTTATTCGTACTAAAAAAGGTAGAAAATGTAGATTTGATATGTGGGAAACTAAAGATTTTGGTTTACACACTGCTGAAACATTTGAAAATGCTGTTGCTAAATATGGTAAAGACGGAATTAAACGTGCCTTTACATACAAAGCATTAAATAGATTAATACAAGGGTCGGCAGCCGATCAAACTAAACAAGCTATTGTATCTTGTTATGAAGCTGGTTATCTTCCTATATTACAAATTCATGATGAATTATGTTTCAATGTAAAAGCTGGAGATGAATTGAAGATAAAAGACATTATGGAAAATTGTATGGAATTTAAAGTACCAAGCGTTGTAGATATAAGCATAGGAGATGATTTTGGACAAGCTAGCTAGATCCAAGCACCACGACTCACGGATCATTGTACATCCATTTTATCAATTATTTCCAATGAGATTGGAATTATTATGGTTTGATGATGTAAAACAAATACATACACCCCATAATGATTTCAAACAAACTGTAAGACAATCAATGGAAAAAGATGGTTTATTATGTCCTATGGTTGTTGATTGGAACAATGAAGTTAGAAATGGTGCTAATAGATTCGCTGTATTAAAAAAAGGTAAACTTGCTGATGGAAGTTTATTTTATAAAGCTAAATCACCAGAAGAAGTTAATTTTCTTGGTAGATTAAATGTAGAAGTTTGGGAAAGACATATTGCTAAACAAAAAATAATGGATTTTGAATTTTTATTTCAAGGTAAAATGAAAAAATATACAGACAAGTGTCTTCATCTCTTTACAGAGAACGTAATAAAATTACCACAACAAAACTAAGAAGCGATATAATTTATATCTTCTTCTTCACTTTTTAATCTAGATATTTCTTCATGTGTAGATTGAACTCTTAATTGTTTTTTAATTTCTTTTAATTCAAGTTCAATCTTTAACATATCTAGAGTTTCCATTCCTTGTTCAAGAAATTGTTGATTCCATTTTGATTCTAGAATCATTTTCCTTGCTAACAAGGCTTCACTATTTAGAAACATTTAGTTCCTCATATGTTATGAACATTTTTGATGGCGTATACGTGATTTCTTTCTTCATCGTATAATTACCAGCAAGTAGTTCTTTAACGAAGTTATTTTTAGATTCCTCATCGTTTGACGCCCTAACGTCATGACTAATATAATGACCAGCATATCTAACGTGGTATCTATATAACTTCATGTCATATCTTATCATATCTTTGCTAACATGGGCAATGATAAAAAAGTGGCTATTTTATTGACTTTTTAAGCATTGACACGTACTTACGAACAATATAGCTATTTAGATTCTAAGGGAAATAATATGGATATTACAAAATGGAAAAGTATCGCTGTAAGAATTAATGATTGGAAAATTTTAAAAGCATTATGTGACGAAAAATTTAGAAATCCGGCATCAATGATTTCAAAACTTACACACGATTATGTAAAATTTAGAGCAACTAAAAGTAAAATGACTGTTGATGCATATTTAAAAAAATTATTAAAAAAATGATTGAATTAATAAAAGATTTAATTTGGTATGAACTTTTTACTATATTCACATTTGCAATATTATTTATAATTTATTATTTAAATGGCAGATAAAAAATTAAATATATTACAACAGGCTAGACTATTTAATATTTATAGAGAAGTATTACATTATATTCGCCAATTATCAAAAAAATATGAAGACGATCAATTAATTGCATCAACATTACTTTCTCAAGGTTTAAGATTATATCGTGGTATTTTGGATGATAAAAGTTTTAATGAATTATTAGATGCTGTAATCAGAGATGCTAAATTAATAAAACCTATTGAAAAAGATAATGAAAAATCAATTAACTGATTTACATAGAGCATTACAACTTTGTGCTAAAAAACTTTCTATTGAAGATTATTCATTAATTGCTGGTACATTTTTTCAATTACACGCAGGATATAGGTTTGGATATAAAGAACACGATCAACAATTCTTAACCGATATTCATTTTATTTGGAAAATTAACCATAAAAAAAAGATTGAAAAACAAGCAAAGGTACTTAAATTAAAGGTTATAAAGGGTGGAAAACATGAAAAATAAAGCTTACAATACAAAAATGAATGATAGGTTTGATGAGTTTATACTTAACGGAAAGCAGTGGTCTGGACAGCAAATCTCAGAATTGATAGAGGATGTATATGATGATTACAAATTTTACCTCAAGACAAGGGAAAGTCCTGAAATAACTTTATACTACCGTGACTTACTCGCTTACCTTGTTAAAAATTATGGGCATTGAATTTGCCACTATCTCTCTTAAAACAGACGAATTAGTACCTGAACAAAAACTTTGGCGTGGTGTATTAGTAAATGCATTAGAAGATACACTAATTAAACAATCTGATCGTAAATCTAGTATATTTAAAGTTGATGCTCATGAATGGATAATGAAATCTGATGAAAACTTTGAAAAGGTTTGTTATTGGTCTGGTTTTGAGCCAAATAAAGTAAAAGAAAAATACGTACAAGCTATTGAAAGAGGAGATATCAATTTTAATTTAAAACAAATAGCTTGGGCTAAATATTATAAACAGTATATTATATATAAAAAATCAAAAGATACAGATTCTAAAAAATATCACAGAACAAGATTAGAATATTTACGTAATTGTGTAAAAGATGCAACGACTGCTCTTTTCTCTTGCGTATTTATTACTGCATAGACTTGATCCCATATTCATGAACGCACATAATTCGTGCGGGAGGAAATCTCATGGCTAAGAAAAAAGAAACATTACAAGACATCTTAGATAGAATTCAAGAAGATATTGATACTATCAGAGAAAAAGTCGAAGAATTAGAATCTAAAGTTGATTCTGATTTTGATGATGAAGAAGACGAAGACTAAAATATAGGTTATAATTGGGGGTAGTTAAAGTTCCTAATTCTAACTACCCCTCCGACACGTTTACGTGTGCATTGTATGTACAAAAACTATACACATACAAAGATCGTTTATGGTTTCATACTACGCCACTCTTGAAACTTTTCATCCCAAGTTTTTTCATTGCGCAGTTTCCAAAAAACTCTAAATCTCTCTAGCCAAGTAATTCTTTGGCCGTCATATCTATTCTTATTCATATACCAAAAAAAATTACTTGTCCAACGTTTTATTTTCATCATAGTTTTATTTTACACATAACATAACCACCTAATCCAATATAACCTTTATACTCGCCATCAGATATTATTGGCCACGTATGTCCTTTCACATCGTTATCCATTAGCGGTTTATGTTCCCCAATTTCGCTAATCTTTTTATATTTATAAACATAACCTTTTGGGGATTTAGGATCATTTCTCTTTGTCATTGGCTTTTATTATTTGTTTATACCAATTTCTTTTATATTTTTTTAAGCGTTCAATATTCCTTAAATAATAATCAGCTTGATATTTTTTAAGTCGCTCTTTGTTTTTTTCTACCCATTCTTTATTTGTCATCGTTTCCTCTTATTGTTATATGTCTTGTCCTGCGTCATCGTAGTATCGATCATAACCGGCTTTCCATTCCTCATTCCAATCTTCTGAATTTTCGTACTGTAAGCCAATTTCTATTGCAGGGTTATCCTCATCTAATAATGAAGTACCTATTTCCCCGTACCACGTTACTGCAATATCTCTAGTATCATCATCGGATACTTCCTCCGGTGGTATTATCTTAAAGATAACTTCTGTATCCTCTTTATAACGTTTAAGCTCTTTTATTAGCTCTTTTATTTTCATTTGCTTTCCTTTTGTTGCCCATAGCATCGTATTTACGATGATATGCGTTAATTAACTTTTTTATTTCTTTTA